GGTCTTTTAGTTTTGATTTTACTTTTGTGTATGTATTGTATAAGCTGTAGTATGATATGTCTGTCTTTCTTGATAGTTCACTTATACTTATTCCTTGTTCCTCTATTATTTCATATACTTTTCTATCATACCAGAATATTTGTTTTAGTGCTTCTTGTATCTTCTCGTAGGCCTCAACATAGTTGACATCATTAGTATCGGATATTTGTATATCCTCAAGGTCTGTGAAAGTATATTTAAGTTTCTTTCTCATCAGATCGACATAGAGGCCTCTAAGGATTCTGAAGCAGTAGTAGTAGTTTATGTCATTATCACCATAACTAAAATCCACACCCTTTTGTGTGTTTCTAATTAGTAATAGATATAATTCCTGAACAATATCTTGTACCTCAGTTTCTCTAAGACCTCCGAAAGACCTAGTGATTTCTAACCACTTTGTATGTCTATCGTATGCCTTTTCAACTTGAGTTTTCAAAATAATTTAGTTTGTGTTTTATAAGGTTTTAATCTTTTATTGGCTATGTCCACATAATGTTTCGATATTTCGCTTCCAATATAGTTTATGTTTTCAAGTATACAACCCTTTGCAGTCGTGCCTGTACCCATAAAAGGATCATATATTAAATTATCTTTTTTACAATATAGTTTTATTAGCTTTCTTACAAGTTCAGAACTGAATGTAGCTTTATGTGTTGCTGTTGTTGTATCATTGTTTTTCGCCTGTATGAAATTAAAATAATTTTTATATGCTATCTGCCCTGTATCTCTATATGAAGATATTTCTTTGTTGCACTGAAAAGAATTTATTTCAGTTTTTCTACATAGCACAAATACAAATTCGCAAATTCGTGTCAATTTGTTAGAGCTGGTTGCATTTGGTGAAGCAATTTTTTTCTTCCAAACAATACAATCAGCAACTATAAATTGTGTTTGATATATTATCTCTGCTATTGTTTTCCAAATTAAATGTGTGTTCTCTGACGAATAAGATAAATTATAAAGTATAACGCCATTTGTAGATAGTATTTTTTCAAAATTATTAAATATATTTACAGTCCAACTAATATATTCTAGATCTGGCTTATTGTCATTAAAGTTATCATACCTTATATTCTCACAAGCTAAATCTAAAGAACTACCTTTTCTGCTTGTATTATACGGAGGTGAAGTCAATATACAGTTAATTGTGTTGTAAGTGATTTTTTTCATTGTATCAACACAGTCTTCGTGATATATTTTATTCAATTCTATCAAAATGGGAAATTGAGTTGTTCTATTACTGATTTATTAATTGTTGATTGTTCTCCTATTCTGTACCCTACATTGTTTGGTATGCTTTGTAGTAATAATGGAGAATCGAATCCTGTAGGTTTTGTTCCTGTATCGTGGTCTTTTATTTTCTTACAATGCAGCTCTGTGTATATCCATCTTGATTCGTGCTGTGTCAGCCTGTGAATTGTATAAAAATCATCAGTACGGTTTGGAAACACATTACCTCCCTCAACATCAGACATAGCAAGAGGTAAAGGATGACCTGCAAACTCGTGATTAGATGAATATTTAGCTCTAAATGCAGATGTTACCGAGTGCATAATTAACCAAAGGCCAACATCATATTTCTTTACAAAAATTCTAAAGTCAGTCATACACTCGTATAAATATTCATAAGCATTACTGTATTTCATCATACCTTTATTCTTTTTTAAACTGTTGATTGGATCAATAATCAAACAGTCAAATTTGTATTGTGGGTACACAACCTCACATAAAGATAGTAAATCTAAGTAATCATAGTTCTTTTCGCAGTCAATAAATTTAAAATGCTCATAAACAAACTCGGAATGATTATCTAATTCTTCTTCTGATATTTTATTTATAGGCTTTGCAGCTTTGTATTCTATGAGCTTTCTTATCAGAGAGTAAGGCTCATTCTCAGAACTAAACACCAAGAACTTTACTTTATGCTTCATTGCAAAGAGTAACATAAAATAAATAATGACTGAAGTCTTACCTACGTTTGCGTGTCCTGCAAAACAAGTAACATTTCTTTTAAATCGAATAACATTGTCTATCTCATCTATCCCTAACTTTGGAGCTTCTTTGAGTATTCCTTTTCGTATCTTATCAACCTTATCTAGCTCGTCTCCAAAGTTTATTAACATTATTCTTTCTGTAGTTTTTCTAATTCAAATTTTAAGTGATCTATTGCTTTCTCCAAACATTCATTAGGTGTTTTGTGTTTTCTATATGCTCTAAGTATATAGGTACAAGCAGTTCCTAAATTATAATTAAGGTCAAAGTTCTCTACAACCTCACGAGCTGTATATCCGTTTTTGCCATTATAATATTCAGGAGTTTTAATTTTAGAATGGTAAGTCATTCGCTAACTGTTTGTCATCTTTAGGTACAGGATAACTTTCTCTACCTTTATTCTGATCTTGTAGAGTAACCTCATTGTTATATTGAATTTTCCAACCCTGTATAGAGTTAAAGTATTTCACCTGACCTTTGTCATTTGTCCATTCTCTACCTCTCAGATTTATAGACACTTTTATATTATCACCTGTGTTAAAAGCATCAAGTAAACTACATTTATCTTTGACAAATTCCACTAATATATTTTGTGGGTATTGGTCTTTTGTGATAAGGACTAGCTCTCTTTTTGTGAAACCTTTTGCACCAAATTCTTTGGTTTGTCCTATTTGTTTTATTGTTCCTGTTATTTCCATTATAATTGATTTTTAATTTGTTTGTGTTTTTTGTATAATTCTAAAGCTCCATCGTGTATTTCTTGTAGAGATAAATTTCTTCCTTGATTCATAAGAACAAAGTCTCGTCTTGCAGATTGGAAAAAAATATTGTTATCCTTAAATTCTGTTGGACTAATATACTCCTTGCTTTCTTTTTTTTCAAAGTTATTGTACATAGGTTGATTAGTGTTTCGATTTATTACTTTACCAAATATCTTGATTTTCTTTTTATAAGAATCGTATTTGTATTCTAATATATCTCCAACCTGATATTGTGTTATGTCATTTTTTGTGTTTTGATTGTGTTGGTTTAAGTAGTATCTTATGTTTTGTAATCCGTCAATATCAATATTGTATATTTTATTTTTACTCCCTCCTATAGGGTTTTCTTCTACAAATTTCACGGAATTTAATTTGCCTGTTTTATTTGGGAGATTTTCCCATTGGTCTTTTGTATTCATTGTTTTATTTTAAATGTTCTTCTAATTGTCTATCGTTAGTGATTTTGTTTTTATTCATAACTAATCTCAATTTTATTTTACAGTCTTTATTTTCGCTTTTAAGTTCATTGCATAACTTAATCAAAGTATTTACTTTCTTGCCTAAAAGTTTTATTCTATTGTTTAGTTCGTCTATGTTAGGAGATGCCATACTTACTATCATTTATTTTAATATCAATAAGAGAATCTATGTGTTGTAGTAAAACCTGTTTACTTACATTACCTTTTTTAAATTGCTCTAAAGCCATATCTAAAGTTTTTAGTTGTACTTTATTAAGGTTGTTAGTTAATAACCATTCGCCTGATTTATGCCAATGATTTTGTATGTATGCTAACTCATCTTTAATTTCTATTGCGTCTTGTGTTTCTGTATTTAAATTCATAATGTGTTTTGTTTTGCTGTACAAGTTAATTATAAATTGTTAATAATCCTATTTTATTTCAAAAAAAAAAGGGAGTAAATTAATGCTCCCCTTTTAAAAACAAAACGCTTACCGAAGTTGGTAAGAACTCACAAATGTAATCTTTTATTCTCTTTTTCTAAAAGGTTTTTGTATTTTTCTACCATCTCTTCTAGATCACTAATAGAATACTTTACTGTTTTCTTAGATAGATTGTAGAGATGTTTAGGGAGGTCAGGTTTCTTTTTTTCTAAAGCTAGGCTGTATTCATATTGTTTTCCGTATCTATACCTGTTGTCATATCTACTTTGTGGCCATACATTATCCTCGTGCCACCTGGTACTCATTTCTTTACGAGATATAAAATGACCTGCGTCTACTTCGCTGTAATAATATTTTTTGTTGGATGTTATGCAAGTAACAAAGCCTTTTTTGTCTGCATTTTTTTTTCGTATGTATTCTGAGAATATTCTGTCAAGTTTATTTATGAGACCTTTACGAGATATTTTTCTAGGCATATACAAATATATTTAAATTCAAAAGAAAAGAAAAGAAAAGTAACCAAAAGAAAAGAAAAGAAAAAGCCTCCTAAGAAAAACAAAATATCTAAGTACCTGATCCAACTGCCGTCCATCTTTATTAGGTTGCAGAAGTTTAGCTATAAGCAAAGACAAATATATATAAATTTTTTTTATCTGCCTTGACCTCTATATCTCTTTAAATAATTCTTGCTTGATTTTACTTTACTACTCTTGTTTTTAGAGTGTACTCCTTTTCGCTTTCTGCTTTTAGACTTATATACCTCTACCTTTAGTTTACGAGCCATCTCTAGTTATATAATATAAAAAACTACCAGCTATGTATGCTAGTACAAAAAATAAAATAATGTGATACAAGTTTAAGTGAGCTTCACCACAAATGCCTAAAATATGATTTAATAATTCCATAACTATTTTTTTATCTTTTCAAAGCTACGCCCACCAAAATATGCACCTAAAGAGATTGATAAACTCGTTGTAAGCAATGCTTGATTGCTTTGACTTATTTCAAAATCTATCCATCCTGCATCTATAAATACCATTAGAACACTTGACACTACTAAGAATATTAAAACCATAGGCCTTACATTACGACTTAACCAACTGTCGCTTTTTGAATCTGCAACCCATCTTGTACTTATTTCTTGCATCTCTTTAGTTTGTTGTTCAAACAGCATTTGTTGTAGTTTAATTTTATCTTGTGTAGGTATCTTAGCCTTGCCTATCTCTGCTATTGCATCTTTTGGTGATGTAACACCTTTTAACACATTACCAAGTGTTGGGTTTACTATTGATGCAGCTCCAAATAGAAGTTTACCTACTGTACTCTCTGCAAATTTTTTCTTTGGTTTACTCATTACTAATTAATTTATATTCTTCTTTTGCATCATAAGACGGACATTCTTTTTTATCAGTAAAGTCTTTATGACCATATACTATAGCTGATGGATGTGTTTGTTTTAAATCAGATAAAAGATCGTGTAATGTTTCTGTTTGCTCTGGTGTTCTTGTATCTTTCCATTCTTTCATATTTTTATCCATACCTCCAATATAACAAACACCTATGCTATCTCTATTATGTCCTGCACAATGTGCCCCTATTTTTTCTACAGGCCTACCCTCTTGTAAAGTACCATTTAGCTTTATGACATAATGATAACCACAATCAGACCAACCATTACCCTTAACGTGCCATTCTGTTATATCATTAACATCAAAGTTTTTAAACTCAGGTGTTGCTGAACAATGTACTATGAGCTTGTTAATTTTTCTCATTAGTTTGTAGCTACTCTTGTGTATTTAGTTTTTTCTATAACACCTTGTATATCTTCAACAGGTACTTTAATTGAAAGAGAAATACCTGCATCCCATCTACCTACTAAATTTCTGCCTCTATACAAAAATATAACAGGTACAGATTTTATTTGAGATTTTATAGATGCTTTTTGTTCTTCTAATAAAGCTCTAACAATCTTCGCACCTTGTATTTTATTAAGGTCTTTATAATCGTTTCTGCTATTCCAAGAGCTGTTTATATGTAAAACTGTGTACTCTTGTGAACTACCTATTGCATATACAAATAACGCAATGAGGACAAATATCTTTTTCATTTTTGTATAATTTCATATAATTTCTCATCTATTTTATCTAGTTTTTCAGAGTTCTCTTGTACTTGCTCTGCTGTATTTTCAATAGTTTCTCTAATCAATTGATCTTTAAGGTCATATTCTGTCCTTGTCAATTCAGGTTTAGGCAATTCTTTTGCTAACTCTATTTCTGCTGTTAATGTGAAATAAAGTCCAGCTAGTGATATTGCACCTGTCAGAATTAGTCCTATTGTTTTTAAGTCAAGTTTTACTTGAGTTTCTTCATTTATTACTTTGCTCATTGTTTTCTATTTCTTGAATAGAGCCATCTTCTAAATTAATATTGACTTTGCCATATTTATCCTCTAACTTTTGCATATTTTTATTAAAGTCTCCTTGAGTTTCAATATTATCTTTTACGAGATTATTCATCTCTGCTTTTAAGATTTCTCTTTGCTCATACTTTTGACCTATTGCAATATAGTTTTTAGTTTTGCTATCAAATAATTCTTTGATATACTCTAATTCTGATTGTTCTAATTTTTTACTCATAATTTTATATTTTAATCAAATATAGTAAATTACCAATTTGGTCGTAATAAAATGTCTGTTGGATTTTCTTGTTTGTCTATTTGACCTGCAAGATTGATTTTCATAGAATCTACATCTAATCCAGCTTCAAGCCATTTTGTTACATCAGACTTTTTTAATTTATCATATTCAATAAAATTATCTTTATCATATACAACACCATAAGTGCCAATCATATTTGCATTATAATCGCCTTTATTCGCATTGTAACCCCAATGCACATTGTATATTACTTGGTCGTGATCTTCCTCTTTGATTTTTGCATCAAGAGCATTAATCACCCAGTTATAACTTATTTTTGTTTTTGCCATAATTACTTACTTTTTAAAATTTCTATTTCTTTTTTTAATTCTTGTATTGATTTTACAAGTAGTGGTACTATTTTAGAATAATCTACCGATTGCATTTCTTCAGCATCTTTTTCTCCATTAACTGCTTGTGGTAAAACTTCTTCTAGTTCGTGTGCCATAACACCATAACTTCTATTGTCATCTGCTTTCCATTTAAAGTCATATACAGGTATTTTAGAAACCATATCTAATCCTGCAAAGTCTTGTAAATCTTCTTTTAATCTGTAATCAGAAGATGTGTTAAAGGCTGTTGCAGAAGCACTAATTGTTATATTGCCAACAGTTCCATTAGGATTAAAAAATTCAATTAATGTTCCAGCAGATGTGCTACTTGAAGCCATCCTCAAAGCAACTTTTCCTGTACTAACTGGTATAAACCCACTACCATAAAAAGAAGTTCCATTAGGAGTTCCTGTTGTTCCAAATAAAATTTCCCCCCCAGATGTTAAGCGCATTTTTTCTGATCCTGCTGTTGAAAAACCTATTGCATCTGTTGCTGGATGAAAAAATCCTGTATCTGTATTCCCCTCAAATATATATGATGGTGCTCCTGCACTACCACCAATACCATTAATTTGACCTCCAAAAGTTGCACTACCACCATTTGTTGTATCAAGTGTTATGTTGTTTGTAGCATTACTTTCGCTACCTATAATTAGTGTATTGCTGTTTGTAGCTTTTGCAAACCAGTTTCCTGAGCTGTGCCCTAATGTTAACTGATTGTTAGTTGCATCTGATGTTATTATAGTTTGTGATGCTGTTTGTATAAATAAATTATTTGTGTTGTTATCAATTACACTATTTGTACCATTGTGAAATATTTGTAAATCTGATCCAGCGCCTACATTAAGTTTTTTACTATCTGCTAAATTAACATCACCTGCAAAAGTTGCTGCATTATCTTTTGACAATTCAAGAGCCACAGAATTTGTAGTTGAACTTGCAGCATTAGTTAAAAACTGTATATTACCTCCTCCTGTATGATACGAGTTTATTCTTGCATAACCTTGTCCTGAATCAACAAGAAAATCTGTATTAACACCCTGTACTGAACTACCACCAAATGCTGAACTTGAAGCATTAATTAAATGTGCACCACTTGTAATTGCACCTGCAAAAGTTGCATTACCTGTGTTTTGTGCAATTTCTAATGCTTGACCCACATTAGGAACAAAAAATAACATACTACCACTTGTACTTTGAAATGTTGTTGCTGCTTTGACAACACCAGTAGAAGTTATAGTACCTGAATCTATTGTTCCTGAAAAAGTTGCGTCTTGTGAAGAATCTATCGTTAATGCTAAAGTACCATTAGTTTCAACCTTTAATGCTCCACTCACAGCCTCTAGTCTTGCATTATAAGCGTTGTCAGCAGCATTTCTAAAACTTAAAGAACCTGTACCATCTGAATCTCTACCCACGACCCAAATATTATTAGCACTATTACCATCAACAACTAAAACACCTGCTGCTGCTGAAGTAGAACCAATTAAAACATTACCTGAACTATCAATACGCATTCTTTCTCCACCATTAGTAGAAAAAAGCATAGCGTTTAAGTCGTGTTTATAAGAAATACTACCAATGGTTGAACCTGCGTTTGTGGCATCATTTGAATCAGCAAAAGTTAAATCACAAGATTTATCATCACCTGAGGTTATTGCTAACCTTGTATGACCACTTGTTGTTCCTACTTGTAAAATATTACTGTATGCACCACTAAAAGGGTTTGGTATTGTTGAAGTTCCTATTCCTACATTACCTGAACTGTCTATACGCATTCTTTCAACATTGCTAGTAGTAAAAAATATATTTCCTGCAAATTCATTATCTAATTGTATATCTCCACCATTACTATTTCTGATTATTATGCCAGAGGTTGATGTGTTTCTAAAATATGAATTTCCTGTACTATTATCAATAAAAAGATGTGAGCCATTATGATATATTTGTGAATCATTGCCAGTACCTAAATATATTTGACCAGAGTCATTTATTTCTATATCTGCTGCAAAAATTGCGTTTTGTGATGAGTCTAATAATAAAGCTCTATTTAAGGCAGAGCCTGTTTCTGTAAAAAATCCTAGACTACTTGTTGCACTACTACCTCGTAGTGCTTGTATTCTTGACATAAATCTGTCAGCAGTATCATTAGAACTTGATTTAAAGTCAATGTTGTAGCCACCACCATCGGCAATATTATTATTATCAAAAAGAAGTTGAGTAGTAGGCGATGTTTGTGATGCTGATGAATTTGCTATTGTAATTTTGTCTGCTGTAGTAATACTTCCTGCAAAAGTTGAGGCACTTGTAGCACCATCCATACTTAAAATAGCAGTAGTATTATATCTTAAATTCATTACTGCACCACTATTGTCTATTGACATTGGGTGTGTGTCTCTAGTATCATTTAATATTAAACCTACTGGACTTGCTGCTGCTATTTCAATTTTTCTTGCAAGACTGTTATTATCTTCAAATGATGTACCACCAAAAATTGCATCACCTGCAAAAGTTGCATTTTGATTTTCATCAAGCGTCATTACACTATTTCCATTTATAGAAAATACAGACCCATTTGGTGAACCTCCAGGTGCATTAATAGTTAAAAGTGCCGCTGCATTTGCTGACCTTCTCAATTGAAAATCTGTACTTGTACCTGCTCCATCTACAACAAAATTACCATTTACTTCAACTGCTCCTGCAAAAGTTGAATTTTGAGAATTATCAATAGATAATGCTAGAGTTCCGTTATTACTATTGTTATGTGTTGCTAACTCAAACGTTGGTGTACCAGACCCAGAATTTCTAGCTCCTCTTAAAGATATACCGAAATTATCAGCTGTGGATGTGCCTAAAAATATAGAAGATTTACCGCCTGAATCTGTAGTAGCTGCTGGTTTTAATCTTATAGCAGAGGTAGTTCCAATATCGGTTGTTATTTGGTTTTGGGTTGTTGTTATTTGACCTGCAAAAGTTGCGTTTCCTGAGTTATCAATATTAATTATATCTCCACTAGCTACACTTGCATCTGCATTTGTTATAACTAAATTACCAGAATCTCTATGGATACCCATACTATAAGTTCTTGATGCTTGTGCAGTCCAACTTAAAACCGCATCATCATTAGCTGCTGTACCTTGATTATGTATTCTTAAAAACCTAGTAGCATTACCTGCATCACTTTTCAATTCTACATTTCCTGAAAAAGTTGAGTTTTCAGAACTGTCTATTCTCAAAGCATCAGAAGTTCCTAAAGATGCACTATTAGATATTCTAAAAGAGTTATCAGTACCATCTTTGCCAATAGTCCAATGTGTTGTATTAGTACCACTACCATTGTCTGTTCCAAATTCTATTTCAGCATCACTACTTGCTGATATTAACATACTAGTACTACCAGCTGTTCTGTGTAACTTATAACCTAAAGAATCAGCAGTTAAATGTGTTACTTGACCATTTATAGTGTGGTTATCTGCTGTTCCATCTCCTAAAGTAGCATCCCCATTAATTGTTATATTACCTGAAAAAGCTCCATTCCCTGTAACACTAACACCTGTACTTGTGGTTTCAAGTTTTTTAGAATCGTTAAAATATAAAGAAACATCAGCTCCACTATCAGCAGTTATATATTTTGCACTACCAAAATTTAACAATCTAAGATCATTAGACCTTATTCTTAATTCATTACTAGTGCTGTCTATATAATTATTACTACCATCACTATAAATTTGTAAATCTTGAGATGGTCCAAAAATAGCTTTACTTGAACTTGTAAAAGTAATATCATCATTTGCACTTACTGCTATATCCGTTCCACCTGTTGTATTTCCAATTGCTAGTATCTCTGCAAGAGTATCTATTGCATTTATTGCTGTATCAACATAAGAAGTTGTGGCAATTTTAGTTGAGTTATCATTTTGACTTTGTGTAGTAGCTATCGCACCATTTGCTAATGTTACAACACCACTTTCAGCAGATATTGTATTCCCATCTATCTTAATGTTATCAACTATAAGATCACCTGTTACAAGTACATTACCTGTTACATCTAACTCTTTACCTGATGATGCTGCACCACCAATACCTACACCTGCTGTAGATAAAAACAAAACACTATTATTACCCTCGCCATCTGTTATTTGTTGGCCTGATGAGGATAAAACTGTATTAGCACTTGTTTTTAAGAGACCTACATACGTTACCGATATTTGTGTGTTTGTTAATGCTGCCATTGCTCTTTAAATATGTAATTAGTTTGTCAATATTTTTCTTTTTAACTTTATATGCTTTCATAAAACCCATCCATTAAATAAAGCATCTTTATCAGGGTGTATGTCGTCATTTGTGTTACTCGTATATTCAGGAAATAAAGATTGATTGAAACTCATATAATCTATAAATCTCCTGGTATAATATTCAGCTATATCTCTATGCTTTTCAATTAAATAATCTACTTCTTCTTTACTGACAGATTCACTATTCTCGCTTGTATGTTTAAATAGCCCTCCGTTTTTAAGTGAATATGCTGCAAAAGGTAAATAATCAACCATAGCAAAATGTATAAGCATAGGTTGTATGTATGTGTTTACTAATATTAAATAGTTACCTGTTAAACTAGCACCACCTGTACCAAGTATATCTGTACTGATTTTATTGTATAGGTCTGTACCTAAATAATTTCTAATGTGTATCTCTTGTGCAATTTTGACAAAACCGATAAACTTGTCCACATCCACCGATCCGTCAATAATTGAGTTTCTTTTTAAATCTATTGGTTTTATGAATAATGCTGTTGCCATATCTTATTTGAAATTTGGGTGATGTCCGTTATTTGGCATATCCTTTGGAGCAACCTTTGCTTTTTTATGTCCTGCTGGTGTTGGCCTGTAAGACTTAGGTATGCTTTTCACTTCATCATAGTTTTGTATCTTCTTTTTCATAGTCTTTGATTTTAGCCTATATAATACCTCACTAAAGAAATGACCACAGTTTACTCCCCCTTTGTATTTAAATAAATCGTATGCTTGTCCTTTATGTCCAAACGACCTATTTACTCCAGCTCTACTTGCCTTATCAATATCCTCAATTCTATAAACTACTCCTCTTTGACTTCTCGCCATCATAATTCTACAGAACTGTCTTGATTTGCCCTTAGAGTATTTTTGTGAATACTTGTATCTTACTTTATATAATGACTTATCTAAGTAGCTAAAACCACTCTTTTTACTATCTATACTTCTTTTTTCTAGTTGTTGTTCTTTACTCTCTATGTTTTTAGTAGCCCATTCTTCTATATCTTCGTTCTCCGAGCTGTACTCTCTTGCATCTACCTCTTCCCATCTATTAGAAATTTTCTCTCCTCTAAGCTCATCTAATATAATATCAAATTCTTCGTCAGATAAATCCTCTTGCTTTAGTTTTACACCTGTTTCTTCTTCCTTAGTTTCTTCATCCTCTACATTTTCTAAGTCTGTAAATTCTAAAGGTTGTAAAGTTTTAAAGTAAAGATTTAAAGATATTTTATTATAGGCTAGTATCTGGTCAAAAGCATCTATCAATAAATGTTGGAAAGGCCTTATCACAGTATTATCTAAAAGTGTAGATGCAGTCTTTAATTCATCTGCATTGTTTCCTAAACCAGTTTGATCTTTAATACCAATAAGCATAGGACTTACAATACGGTGTCCTACCATAATTTTTTTTGTACTTTCTTCACTTAGGAATTGATACTGTTGATGTGCATCTGATAATTGTACAGGCTCTATATTTGCTGCTGTTTCTGCATTGTCATTAAAGGCTAAAATAAATTTACCACTATTTGATGAGCCTGAGAATTTTTGGTATATTCTTTGCTCTATAAGCTCTCTCTCTTCTTCATTAGGTACTCCGTTGTTGAAGTTAATTAACATACTTGGAGACATACCATTCATTATATTATTTAAATGAAAGTTACCTATTTCCTCCTCAAGCTCACAATATTGAATACATCCATTATAGTCTGGTGTACTATAATAATGAAATCCTGCTCTATAAGGTCTTACATATAATATCTCTATTGCTTCATTACTCATACCAAAAGCAGGTATTCTTTTTGCTTTACTTGTAGGTTTGTACTTAGACCAGTCAGCAAAATAGTAGTAAGCCTCTATATCTCCATCATCATTACACTTCTCAGCTCTTAAAGTTTCCACAGGGAAATGCTCTATCTGTGCTATTGTCTTTCTATCCTTAGAATAAATTACTTGCATAGCACATTGACCCATAAGTTTTAAGTCATAACAAAGTTTTCTAGTACAATCTTTATTGAATAAAGAAATCATCTTTGCATATTGGTCAGGCTTTTGATTTGAATTTGTTGCATCTAGGCCTCTACCATATATCATAGCAGATATTGCGTTTATGATAGCATTGTTTGTTGGACTACCATTATATCTGTCTATAAGAAATTTGAAATAATTGTTATCCTCTCCATAAGCTACCCACTCTTTATTTTTATATTCTACAACTTTTGGTGTTGTATAACTACTTAAATTTATAAATCTTAAATCGTTCATACTATTATATAATCGTTATCGTGCGATCCTGTCGTTTCATCAAAGGTATATTCCCCACTATTAATATCATAATAATTATTATTTGTTTGGTTAATAGTTTGGTCTGTACAAAATATTCTGTCTTTGTAAACAACACTTGACCCACTTAGTAAACTTAAGTCATAATATCTACCCTCCTTTAAAACAGGACTTATAGTTGCTGATACTCTTTTGTGATTTGTAACATCACTAGCACTAACACTTGCACTAAATACTTCTTTGTTCTTACTTGTATCTCTTAATTTCATTGTATATGTAGATGCAAATGTTCTTGGTATTACATCAAACGTCTGAGCAGAGCTACTCGTAGTCAATATCTTCATATTTATATATCGAAATAATTGAGCTATTTTGTATAGATATAAAAAAAAAGGAGGCATATAGCCCCCCTTTATTTATAAACCATAACTCTTTATGCGTTAGGATCAATCGGTGATGTAGCATCATCTGATGGTGCTGCTGCACAGAAGAATGGTGGGTTAGTTTCTTGTGCAGTCAATACTAATGTAAATCCTGACAAGTCGCCCATAGCTGCTCCTGATACCATTGTTCCCCCACTTACTTCGCATCCGTGTAACTTACCTAATAAGAAAGCGTTTCCATTATAATCTTGTACTACAACTTGAGGTCTACCGTGAGCAAGTAATTTAATTTGCTCTTGTGTAGCCTTATCTAAAAATTGTAGTGTTAAATTAAGTGTACTTTCGTAAAAAGTTGTACCATTTTCCCTTGAAGAGTTTATGGCTGTTTCTAAAGATGAATTACCTTTTAAATCGTATCTGTAAAAATCTACAGAGCCATCAAGAGTAACAGAGCCATCTGCTGCTACTGCTAAGTCTCTTGTTGTATTGTTGTAGTTAGAAAAGAAAACAAATCTTAATCCACCTACACCTGATTTACAAGCTAATGCTCTTCCGTTTGTTATATTACAAGCCATATTTTTATTTTTTTAAAAAAAAAGGTAAGTAGGCTCATACCCACCTACCTCTTTTATGTTAAACATTATTACGAGTATAATACAATGTCAGCACCTATTCCGTGTTGTACACCTGCACTACCTCTTAATACTACTCTTACATTTTGACTTCCATCAATGTCAGCCATATCAATTAACTTAACTTCTTGCCAGTCGTTTAATAGACCTGTTCCGAAGAATAAGTTTGAAGATTCTGCTGCTACCATTTTATCATTTCCTAAACCAGGAGCTGTAAATAATGGAATACCTTGAAAGTTCATCTCTGTTTTACCAACGTTGTAAAGCTCTCTATATCCTAAAGCCGCTTGAGCTTGAATATAAAACTTAGCTGCACTTGTTGGAATATAGATTTTCACATCCTCTTTACCATAAACTGCACCTGGAATAGCATCTACTACTTTTCCTAATTCTGCAATTATGTTTGAAGCTGATAGTGTTGTTCCTGAAACATCAACGACATCTCCGTCTGCTGCTAATAATGCTTGGAATCCGTTAAACTCTCCTGCATTTGCAGTCGCACCTTGCCAAATATTTTGCTCTACTTTTTGAGCAACTTTAGCTGCAACTTGTGCAATCATAAAGTCAGAGAATCTTTTTGGTAGGTTATCATATTGGCTAAAGCCCATAGATTGTGCATCAAAATCTTGTCTGAAATCTTTTTTACATAGTTGTAAGTTTACTTGAAACTCCTCAGGTTGTAAGATTCTTTCTGTTAATGTTACATTTGAAGTTGGATCAAAATCACAAGAAGCATCTTTTAAGATAGAATCTAGTGCAAGTTTTTTGATAACTTCTTTAAATTTAATATTGGGTTTAATTGTAACCCCGCCTTGTGATAACGTAACTCCACTTAATAAAGCTGCTGCTATATACTCACCAGCAAATTCACCAGCATAAGTAGTTGTTATCGAAGTTGTAGTCGCCATATCTTTTTTATTTATTTATTTTATTAATTATAATTCACCAACTGATATTGAAGAAGCTGCGTTTCCATTTCCTTGTAAGAAATAACTTGTTCCGTCAGAATGTATTTCGATATAATCACCGATACTTTCTGCGTCATCTTCAAAAGTTACTCTGTCTACTGCATCAGCTTCAACGATTGCTCCGTTTACAATTACTCCACCGTTAATAGTATCTCTATTATCAGCAGGTGATTGTACTACAAAGTCAGTTGAAAATGCTGCTGCTACAACAAATTTTGCTTTCCATCCTGCTGTAGGTGCAGGTAGTGTTACTGTGTAACCAGTTCCTGAGATTCTGAAAATTTTTCCTGAATCTGATAGATTTAATGATCCTGATGCTGATACTGTTTCGTAGTTATCAAAAATTCTCATTACATCATCGCTTACGTGCGTTAATACTGCCATAATTTTATATTTATTTATTTATTACTTATAGTTTCCATTACTCTGTCCAGAGTAGATTTTGTCCTGTTTTGAGCAAACTTAACTTTAAAGTTGTTTTTCTTCTCCTCAGGATTATGTTTTAAAGGCTCAGCAGCAGGTTGAGATAATTCTTCTTTTAGAATTTCTTTTTCTTCTGCATCACTATTTAGAACTTCTGTAACTGCTAAAGATACTTCTTCTTGAATCTGTGATGACATATCCTCTTTATCTTTAGGAGACATCATTTTTTCAACCATATCTTTAAGTTCGTCCATTTCTTTTCTGAACTCTTCTCTAGTTACATAACTCATATCTTCTTTGTCTTCTTCCTCTTTTTCTTCTTCTTCTTGAGCTTTGATTTCTTTAATCATACCCTCTTCTTCGACAACTAATACACGAGAATCTTCTAGTTCGTACTCTCCAACTGGAAGAGCAACATTTTCGTCCTCAGTTTTAATAAAGACCTCTTTGCCTGATTCAAAAGCATCTGCTTCTAAAACAGTTCC